GATGGGGTAGGGGGCAAGGGGTCTCTTTTTTTAGGGCTCATCTTGATTAAGCTTTAAGTTTGCGGGCTAAGTCTTTGATTTTATTATCGAGCTTGGGGTTAGTCCCTGTCTTTAGTAGTTTATTTTCTATAGGTTTTTTAAAGTATGCCAAGGTATGAGCGATTGGCCTGCGGTTATCTCTGCAATATTTATAGTGATCATTAAGGATATTTAAAAAGACTTCATGGGTTAGACCTTGCGCTATCCATGAGCGCATTAACTGTTCATCTTTTAAGTTGTAGGTTCTAGGTTGTCCTAAAGTTTGCCCAAAGTTTTTAAACATGTTGCAGAACTTCCGAACTTCTCCGTCCGTCACACTATATATAGTATTTATATATATATCGTTCTTATCTCGTTTGTGTGATCCTATAGCGTCACTACCCCTGTGATCCTTAGGCGTCACACCCTCTATATTCTCTGTGATACTCTGAGCGTCACATCCTGATAACTCTCTCTCCATCTCTGACAGTTCTATCAGTTCCCGAGCGTTGAGAGTTCCCCGCGCGTCCTCCTCTGTAATAATCCCTTCCTCATAAATAACCCGATAGGTTGTTGTAGGTTGGTCTTTAAATTGTTTTTTAACTCGGGTAACAAGTCCAACATCTCTAAGCTTCTTTAAATTCCTGTTAATAGTCTCCCTTGTCTTGCCCAGTTCATCAGCAATACGCTGTTGGCTCACCCAAGTGCGGCCGATTCTGTCCGTGTAACTGCATAAGACGACTAAAGTATTAAATGCTGTTTGCGGGATTTTTTGCGCAGATAACAACTTAATAGCCCTTATGGGTACTATCGAGTACTTGCGTAAGTCCTTGTTTCTTAAGGGTTTAAATTCCATTATTAATATTTAGAGATAAATAGTTTGCAATTAATAATTGTTTCATGTTTATGATTAGATATCATTTTATTAATGATTGCAAAAAGATAATTTATAACTAACGGAGGAAAATTAAATTATGACTACTAAAATCAAACGAGATATTTATCAGGAAGTAACGGACAAGGTTCTGGAGATGATGAAAACCTGCGGGTCTAACTGGACTAATCCTATGACTAAAAATAACAAGGGCTGGGCGTTTAATGCAGTAACCAAACAACGCTATCAAGGCGTTAACGTATTGATGCTTGGGACTGCTGGCGGTGGTGCCTTTGCATCTTATAAGCAATGGCAGGATAAAGGCTGTCAGGTAATCAAAGGATCAAAAGGCCACCAGATAATTTTTTATAAGAAAATGACCGTCACTGATCAAAAGACAGAGGAAGTCAAAAGTATTCCTATGATCAAATCATATACAGTCTTTAGTGCCGAGCAAGTCGAGGGCGAGTTTGCTAACCAGTATAAGCAAGTCATAGACAATAAAGACGAGTTCGAGCAGATCGAAGCAGTGACTAACTGGGTTAAGCAGTCAGGCGCTCAAATTAATACACTCAATGAAGCAAGGGCGTGTTATTACCCCAGTCAGGATTATATCCAGATGCCACCCCGCTCAGGGTTCAAGGCTACATCAACCAGCACAGCGTCAGAAAATTATCACAGTACGCTACTGCATGAGTTGACCCATTGGACTGGCCATAAATCCAGATTAGATCGCAACCTAAAGGGTAAGTTTGGCGAGAAGGACTACGCCTATGAAGAGTTAGTAGCCGAGCTAGGCAGTGCCTTCCAGTGCATTAAACTAGGGGTATCTAATCAACCTAGGGAGGATCATGCCAAGTATCTTAATAACTGGATACAAGCATTGAGCAACGATAAGAAAATGATTGTTAAAGCTTCAAGCATGGCACAGCAAGCGGTCGACTATATCGAGGGATTAGCAACAGCAGAAATCAGGGAGGTGGCATAACTGCAAGGGCCAAGGGTGGGGAGTATTCTCCCTGCCCTGCTGTCTTAGGGTGTGTTGCCCTAACTGATGAGATCCAAAGATCGAAACAGCAAATATAACGGAGGATTAAATATATGAAAAATAAAAACAGAAACAGATATATCAACGAGCCTGCGGAGCCTTTGTGGGCATCCGTATTGGCAGGAGTTGCCGGCCTTGCCTTATGGGTATCGTTGGTAGTAGTGGCATGGTTATTATTACCAATCATAGGAGGTTAACTAAATGAAATACGATTTTACTTTTACAGAACAGAACGTTATTAACACAACCATTTACGCTAAGAGCAAAGAGGAAGCCGAGCAGAAGATCTTAAACGGTGAGTATAAAGATGAGGGCGGAGGCGATAGATCTATTAATAATATAGTCTGTAACTCAGAGGAGTGGGAGTATCCTGAAGATGCTTGGGCTTGTGTGGAGTACAACGATGATTTATTTGATCTTAATTTTTGGACTGAGGAAGGTAAAAAGCTTTTAACTATTTATCCTCTTGTTCCTGCTGAGGAAATTGGAAAAGGATTGATTAGGGATTACTGTACTTTCATGTCTTTTGAGCTACGAAGTACAGAAGGTGATATTAAATCCATGGTTAAAGCTTTAGGAATTGATGAGGAGGGTAACTAAATGCAAGGAATGAAGATTTATTTATTAGAAAAACATTCAAGGCATGGCGTTGATTATCAGTTATTTGAATTAAAGTCAGCACCTACACAAGGCCTAACTACTAGATTAGAACTAGAGTGGTATCGTGAGTATCAAGCAATGACGGGAGATGAACTCAAAGATATTATTCTTGATGAGGGTATCTATGTTAGTTGGTATGGTGTACAAGAACCCATAGAAATGTATCCAAAATTGTTGCCCCCTAGTTGGAACGAGCAAGATCTGTGCATTGAGTGCCGTAGAGACACATCATTCGGCTCAGGTTTATTTGTTAATAGGTTGCCGGCTGATGGTGATTTCGAGATCTATAACAAAGATGGTGAGGTTATAGGCACTGAGTACCGAGACGGATACAAATGCGCTGAGTGTTGCGCCATTCCTTGCGATAGATGTGACGATCTCATACCATTAGACGAGGACATAACAACCATGCAAGTGTATGACGAGAACGATCCAGAATACAGCGATGACTTCAGCGATGGGGCGCACTTTGTACACTTGGAATGTCTAACAGCAGAGGAGATGGATTGTTTTAATAAACTTAATGAGGAGGATAAGTAATGCAAGACAAAATCTATGAGGTGAATGATAAAGAATTATTTGCTGGTAGTGGCATCATGTGGCACATGACTATTGATCCGAATGAGGATGATACACACTTTCCAAACGATCCTATCGTAAGATTTTATGACACAAGTTCTGAAAACTTTTACAACCCAAAAGAAGGAAAGCATTTAGGACAGTTTGTATCAAGCTATTATCTCAGTACCTTGCTAGAAAGTAAGAGCAATCATGCAAATGCTGGATTATGTTTACATGGTGGCGTTGAATCTTGGTTTATTTCAAGTGCAGGAATGGAGATTGTTTATAAACATTTGGCAGATTATACTAAGGATAATTAATTCCCCCGTTGCCTATTCTATATAGGCCTTAGCCCCGCCCTAAAAAGCGGGGCATTTTTTTATTTCAACCTCAATAAAATTCTTAGCCGCATATTTTTTGGACGCTCTGATCTTTTGCACCAGTGTATCGTCCTCAAAACAAATCCCATTTAAGGCATCTAATAGGCTCTTTAAGAGGTTATCTAGGTCAGGCTTAGGCAAGAGTATCCCATTTAAACAATCGTTTCTTTTTGATTGGCTGTAACTTTTCGGTACTTGAAAATGGAAATTGGCATTGACTTGTACAGGCATGGTGAAGCAATCACCTTTTGATACGTGATCTTGGGCGACAGCCTTTATGATCTTCTCATAATCTTTGGTACGTTTCGGAGTATATGAATGACCCGAACGGGTGAAACGTGGGCGACCTTTAGGAATAGGTAACGTCTCTATATAAAGGTGAATCAATGGTGCCTATTAATCCAAGTACTTAAAGATTCTTTGGGTTCAGAAGTTGTACCGTTAATAGCCTGATCAAGTAATGAAGCAACAAGCAAGGCGTTGCTGACACCCCTGGTCTTAGCTAGATCTTGTACCTGATCCTTTAATGCTTTAGGTAACCTGATAAATAGTGGTTCTAAATTTTCTGCATTTTGTTTCTTATTCATATTGCAATGATATCAGATATGATTATACTAAGGGTGTTATAAATAATTTATAAGGAGGATTTTTATGACAGATATAAGAGATATTAACCGAGACTATTGGATGGACGATGACGCAGGCAACGATGATGCGCAAAGTCTGGCAGAGTTTTCCCGGGAACTACTACATCAGGAGCATTGCGAGTTCTCATTGAAAGAAGCAATCAGTTCTCTATTACATTTGGGTTACTCCAAAGGTAGATGTTCAACATTATGTGAAACATTTATTAAGGAGTGGCGATGATAGATACCAGAGCAGAAGCGCATGAGAAAGCAAAAAAGTTTTCACCTAGTATGAGTAGACAGATAATGGCTGAACTTTTAAGTAACTTAAAGACAGGCTCAGAATTAGCTGAAGATTTAGGCGCAGATGTTGTATCAGTTCGAGCGAGATTATCTGACTTAAAAAAGAAAAAACAAATTTATATTGTTGGTCAGCGTAAGAATAAAAAAGGTAACAATGAAGATGTCTATAGGCGTGTAGATACTATGGATGAGGATTGGTATGACAATGTGGTCATTTAATAACATCAGTGAGATCAACAATCGTTGTCAGGTTGTCGATCATCTTGCATTTAATATGGATAAAATTTTTAAGGAGGAATCCATGACAGAAATATTAGGAACAAATAGTACGTGGCATTATATGGAACAGCGCACACCAGAATGGTATCTGATGCGTAAGGGTGTATTTACCGGGAGTAGCATTGGTAATTTTGTAAGACCAAACGGTAAGCCATACACCGAAGCGGCCAAAGAAAATTATTACAACACTGTCCTTGCTGGACTAAGGCAAAGTGAAAGTAGATTTTTAGAACAAGCCTTTGATTCTCAGGAAAGGATCTCTGCACCTATGAAACGTGGCACAGATTTAGAACCTGAAGCCTTACAAAAGTATATGCAAATGACAGATTATAATGTCGAAGCAGTAGGGTTTATTAAACACAATCAATATCCCCTAGGTTGTAGCCCAGATGGTGTCATTGAAAGTGAACACAAAGGTGTTGAGATCAAGGTGCCACTTAACTATAACCATACTAAGGTATGGAAAACTAAGCAGGTACCTGAAAAATACTACGGTCAACTGCAAATGTGTATGTGGCTAACAGGTTACAAGCAATGGGATTTTTTTAGCTATTGCGAGCCTGAAGATAATCAACCCTCAGTAATTATTACTGTTGCCTATGATGAAGCCTGGGTTAAAGGAATGTTAAATACAGTAATACCTATCTGCCATGAATTAGCTATAGACTCAGCAGATATGGACGATCAATTAGTTTAGGAGGAAACATGACTGAAGATAAAACAAGAGCGTTTAGAAAAGAACCATTGGAAAAACAAGAAGCTGACCAAGGAGAATACATTGATCCTAAATTGGCACAAGCATTGTTAGAAGCACAAAAGCAAATAACTCATGCTGTAAAAAATGCAAAGAATCCACACTTTAAAAGTGCATATGCTTCAATAGAATCTGTTATTGAAGCAGTCAAGGAACCCTTAAATGATAATGGTATTACTTTTTTGCAAGTTCCTTACCACGTTCCAGGGTACCAATGTGTTGAGACTGTGTTCATACTTGCAGAGAATGGTGCGGTATTTAGAGCAGGTAAAACTTCTGTTGCTTGTAAGGATCAAACTCCTCAATCTTATGGTAGTTCATTAACGTATGCCAGAAGATACTCCTTAGGTACATCATGCGTACTTAAGACTGAAGATGATGATGATGCAAACAAAGCACAATCTTCTAATAATACAACTAGGCCACCTGTTGATAGGGGGCGCATATAAATGCCGCAATGTTTTTATTGCAAGCATGAATTAATATGGGGCGGGGATCACGATGATCAAGATATGGACGGTCAAGACTATATCGTATCTAATCTTTCCTGCCCCGAGTGTAATAGTTTTGTTTTGTTCTATCTGCCGATTGAAGCAGACAATAGCAAGGAGGATTAATGGATAGTTATTACAGAAGGACCGGTGAGAAACATATAGATAAGGTTTATAAATTCATTAAAGAATACCAAGAGAAATATGTGATCACTCCAACCCAAGAAACTATTGGTAACAAGTTTGGTTTAAGTCAAAGCAATGTCACTATTGTTTTGCGCAGTCTGGAAAGGCAGCAGAAAATCAAAAGAGGTGGAGGTAATTATGCCATCAAGATATGTTAAGGAAGATCATATTACCAAAGCTGTTGTAGTGATTAGTGATTATCAAAAAGAAAACTTAATCACACCTACCAGGGATATCTTGGCCCAGGAATTAGATCTATCTCCATCTCACATTACACAACTCTTAAAGACTTTAGAGGAGAGAGGATTTATAGTTCGAGGTGGTGGCAATTATGTCATACGATAAGGACTTGATTTTATAAGGTATTTTAGTAATATGATATCTGAGGTAACAACAAGAGGTGGACATGACCACTATTGTTTGGCACCAGGAAGGAGTACTAGCCACTGATCGCATGGCGGTCAGCGATGGCATGGCTTACAAGTGTCAAAAGTTATTTACCTTAGATCATTACGCTATTGCAGTATCAGGAACCTTAAGTTGTGGACCAGCGTTTGTGCGTTGGTTCACACATCTTACCGGGGATTGTCCCCTGGATGATGATACGATAGTCTATGTAATGGATCTCAACACTGGGCAATGTGATGAGTTTGATTCAAATGGAGTTGGAATATCCCTGAACCCACCATTTGCCAGCTCTGGAACGGGCTCTGGCATTGCCCTCGGTGTCCTGGAAATGGGTGGAACCCCACATCAAGCCATAGAAATAGCCAGTAAGTATGATATTAATACTGGATTGGGGGTTGATCTGGTTAAGATATGAATAAGCATTATGAATTATTATTCATTATCTTATTAGTAGGTTGTGCTAATACCTACATTCCTACATCTAATAATAATAACAATCAAGCTGAAGTTATTGTCTGCAAAGATTATGGCAAGGCTATGGATTGTATTGTGTCTGATAAACGATCTACTGCATACGAATTACAAAGAGTATTGGATAGGTATTAGATGAAAATATTACATTTAGATATAGAAACTGCACCGCATAAAGTATATTCCTGGGGATTATGGGGCCAGGATATTAGTATTAAAAACATTATTGAACCTGGTTACACGATGTGTTGGGCAGCCAAGTGGCATGGTAAGAAACAAATCATGTTTGATTCCATGTATGAAAGCAGCCATAAAAAAATGATTAAAACGATTTATGATCTGATCAATGAGAGTGACGTTGTATGCCATTATAACGGCACAAAATTTGATATGCCTACCCTGAACTCGGAATTTATAAAATATCGCTTAGATCCCCCCAATTTGTACGCTGAAATCGATTTATTAAAGACGGTTAGAAGGCGGTTTAAATATCCCAGTAATAAATTAGATTATGTTTCTGGTTTATTTGATCTTGGAAACAAGACTAAGCACATGGGTATGGACCTATGGAAAGATTGTATGAATGGAGATGATCAAGCCTGGAAGATTATGAAGAAATATAATAAACAGGATGTGAATCTATTAGAGAAATTGTATCGCTATCTGTTACCCTGGATTCCGAATCATCCGAACTGGGGATTGCATAAGGAAGATGGCGATCTATCTATCTGTCGTAACTGTGGTAGCAGTAAGATGAAGAAGAATGGTTTTTATTATGCGGCAACAACTACGTATCAGAGAATGAAATGTACAAGTTGTGGCTGGCAAGGTAAGCTTAGAACCCAGGCCATCAAACCACCGCTAGGATTAACTAAATAATGTCAGCTAAAGATAGACAAGAGGGTGGTAATCACTATAAGAAATACAAGATACAACCCTATGATTTTATAATGGAGAATGGACTCAGCTATCTTCAGGGTAATGTAATTAAATATATTCTTCGCTATAAGGATAAGCATCCAGATTCCACTATTGATTTAGAAAAGGTTATCCACTACTGTCAGTTAGAAATAGAAAGGATTAAACCATCAATTCAAAATGGGGACCATCAATAAAAGGTCTTTTACCTTCTGACCTTCTAAGATCTATGTAAGCATCGGTGCATGATTGCATCGTTCCTTCCCACTTACGGATGTCATGGCATTGCCAAGCGGCACCCCATCTAATCTTTACATCATGGACAATAGCAGCACTGCGCATAGCATCTGCTATATCATCATAGAGTTTAATTTCCCAGGATACTCTTGGACCTATGTAAGCTACTAGATCTACTGCATGGCCTGTTAAATGTTTAGACTTCATGGTCTTGCTTGCACCCGCAGCAACCAATGCTTCTTGTTCCTCATGGGTTCTCCTTCCCTGGAGTACACCAAAATCTACTTTACTTAATTGAATAGCAGTCTTAACAACCTTAACCAATTCTTTATCGACACCTTCTAAACGATCTAAAGATCGCTGACTTAGTTTAAACATAATATACGTATAGTAACAAAGGTAGTAAGACTGTAAACATAACAAAGCACCAAACTACATTGCCCTCATCTGCAAAAAACTCATCGAGTTTTGTCTTTAACTTTTTCATAAGATCTTAATCCTCCTAACCCAAGCATACCCATGAGTACAGGAAGCATCGTACCTGTATCTGCCTGGGGTATATCTACCCCGAAGCCAGCAGCAATAGGACTGACAAGAAAGTTCACCATAAATCCAAGCACACATACCCACCCGGTAGCTGGTCGCCATCCACGTTGGAACCAATTACCCTGGGCTTCTTGTTTATTCACCTCAATTTGAGACAAATTAATCTGATGAGCGTTATCCAAAATAGCTTTTTGTATTTCTTCTTGCGCTCTCTGAGCCTGGTTCTTGTCGGGTATTACCCGATCAATCACTGTACCGACTGATGGCATTATGGCGTTCATTAAATTCTGTATCATTTCTTAACTTCTCTAGTTTAAATTTTAATAACTTATTCTCACTAAGTAATACATCATACTTACGCTCTACCTCAGTCAGCCTTTTGATGAACCTAATTTTTTCATCTGTTAGCATCATAATCTTGCAACTATAAAATAATTACAATAATAATAATAACTTAGAAAGTGTGATATTGGAAATTAATTAAATGCGATGTGTGCCAGGAAAGCTATGACTGCGCCAGAACAAGTGATAAGAATAAGCTCTAACCTCTTGATTCTTAAGATAGTTTCTTTCCAGCGCTCGGCGCAAACCGCTTCATGCACAGACAAATGACTCTCAATCTTGTCTAGTCTTTCATGCGCTGTCTTACTATCTCTTGCCATAGTTATCCTAATGGACTGCTGATTGCGTCAAATGCCTCCCATAATTGATCTACTTCAGCAGCAAAATCTCTTAAGTCTTGTTCATATTCAAGTATTGTTTCTTCAATACTCTCTACTATACGTTCATTACCTTGAACGATATTTGTATTTTCGTTGATCCGATCTCTTAAATCAAGCAGTAATGCTTGCTGTTGCATGATGGTTTCCAGGTTAGCACCCAGTGTAGCCAGTCTTGCTTGTAAGGTAGCTATATCACTTTGCGCTATACTTTCCTCAATCAAAGATAATCTGCGCTCTAATGGGGTAACATCAGGTACAGTAATGCTATTCACCTGGCCTTCTAAGCTATCTATCCTACCCATAAACTCAGCGAATCCATAGATGAATCCTGATATGGTACTGATAATAGTAAAGCCTATCGCTAGATAGACTCCCTTGAATTTTATCCCTGAAATAGTTAATTCAGAATCTTGCAGACTCATTAGAGTTGATTGCCTTCATAGATAGATTGACCTGTAAAGTAGATATCTTCTAAAGATTTCATGCTGTTTGTTAAGAACCCATACATCGCATGGAAGGCTTGATCGTTATAGTAAAAGGTTATACTGTCTTGTACTGCGTTATAAGCCACAGTCATTTGGCTGATATTATAATTATAACCTTCTGCTACTTGGTCATTGGCACTGGTTAATGATTCATTATTAGCAGCAGCTAAGAAAGCAGCAGCATTGATCGCATGAGTTTGGACTGAATCTAAACTAGTATTGTAATTATCAACCTGAGTTTGTGTAAGCTGAACATTATTATCAGTAATATAATCTTGCATCTGCTGTTGCTCTTGCACAGTATCAGCTTCACTTGCCATCTCAAAGATATTGATTACAGTAATCATAGAAGTAGTAGCCGCTACAAAGTCATCGACTGCTGATTCTAATTGAACCATCTCAGTCTCATGTGCATCTTGTAATAAGGTTTGGGTATTGTAATAAACAGCAGAAGTTACTGCAGCCAGGGCAGAGTTATAACTGTTCATTTGTTCCTGGGTAAGTATCGCCTGGTCTATGGTATTAGTCGGGGCAATACCTCCAACACCTGCAAAATAACTAAGTCCCTGGACCGCATAATGTCCCTGGTCTACGGTACTTATAATAGATGCAGACGCATTAATTAAGTCTTGTACTGTATCGGTTTGTGACTGTGCGGTATCTATCAGAAATAGACCGAGTATCAATATTATCAGTTTCTTCATTCTCACCAATCCTTAGTACGGTATCAAAATAAACTTTATACTTATTATACTCTGGAATCAATGCTTCTGGATTCCTGCGAAAATAAATATAGGCGGTTCTTCCTACGATCAGTTGGCCATTGACAGTGAATGGACAGGGTGTACCTGATTCAAACATGGCAAACCAAACTGAAATGTTTTTACACATGACTGCTACTGCAGCAATGTTCATGTTTAATGCTTGTAAAGTTTTAGCATCACGCCTACGTTCACACTCATCATCGTGTTCGTAGCCACCAAAACTAAATCCTAATACAGAGAACTGGGCTGATCCACCTGAGCTAATAAGACAAGATTCACTACCATTAAACATATAACTAGGAGAAATAGCTGACGGTGGAGGGGATGGAGATCCTGCCCCTGCGCCATTGTAATTATTGGTAGTATCAAGGTTATTGCTACCAACTGTTGAATTAACAGTGTTACTGTTAAGATCTCCTGACTGTTGAGCAAGGATAACACTAGGTATTAATAGTAATAACCATAGGTATCGCATGACATATTACTTGCCAGGCATCTTAGCTTTGCCAAGATTAATGGCCAAGACTTCTATAATCTTATATGCTTTTCCTAGTAGTTGATCGTCTTTAGGTGTAGGTGTTACAGCGCATATTATCGATGCAATCATTACAATATCAGGGATCAGATTTATCAGGGCTATCAGTTTGTCCATCGTTATTCTCCAAAGAAGTTTTAAGTTGTTGAGTACGCAGATCAATAAGAAATGTTAGATCTGATAACTCATTGGTTAATTGTATTTTCCTTCCTTGTAAATCCTGGATGCGGTACACAATATTAATCTGTTCTTGTGTCAGTTCAGATGCTTTGTATTCCTTATCATCAATGATTATCTTTCCTTCCTGGTCCATAGTTTAGTTACCTTCTAATGTTTGTATTCTTGCTTTCAAATCTTCTATGATTGCTTGTTGTTCTTGAATTGCTTTTAGCAAATGTACAGATAGCATACTGTATGTTACTGAATCTGGCTGTGGTTCATCATAGCCTTCAATCTCTCTTAAATTTACAAGCTCTGGTATTTGCTCAACAACTTCTTCTGCAATTAAACCAAAGCATGAATTGCCTGTAGCTATTTCATCAAAGGTTACTGGTCTTAAAGCATTAACCTTATCTAATACTGATGGTAAGTCTTGTATGTTTTCTTTATATCTTTGTGATGAAGTTTGATAATAGATTAATCCATCTGATGTATTAAATCGTACATCTGAATTGGCACTAGCAGAACCAAGCATTGAAGGGTTATAAAGATAACCATTGCTATCAATCTTAATATCATAACGAGCATCAGCATCGTTGTAGATAAAGAAGCCACCAGAATCTATCCCCAGACTGCGATTTTCGTAAGATGTGTTGCTAAATTTTATCTGATTATTATAAAGAATAACATTACCAGAACTATCAATACGCATACGCTCTGTGTTGCTTCCATGCTTAAAGATTAAAGCATTATTATAGTGGTCACTTCTAATACTTGACCTTGTGCCACTATTATCATTAAAAAGTATGTCCCCTGCATAATCATTGGTAGCAGAAGTTTTAATAGTATATGAAGCAGTAGTACTGGTAGCACCTGTTTGTGTTATGTTCCCAGAACTATCAATACGCATACGCTCTGAGCCATTAGTTTCAAAGAGCATTGGATTAGAACCAATAGCTTTTATAGCCATACCTGTTGAGCCTTGTTGTATTTCGCTTGATAATCCTGCTGTCGTCTGGCTAAGTTTTATTTTTGCATTTGATGTTGCACTTCCTTCAAGCAGTAATCTTTCACCACCTGAAGTTCCACCTATACCTAAATTTCCAGAGGAATCCAGTCTGGCTCGCTCTGAGCCACCTGTAATAAATAAAACTGGCTTTGAAGTTACAGAGCCTATTTGTGTAGTTGTGTTAGTATCATAAATCAGCGTTTCTCTAGTTCCTGCTCTACCAATTTCTAAAGCTGCAACATTAGTTCCACTAGAATTGATCATGAAAGCAGATTCACCAGATGCAGAACTTATACCAACAGTTGTTCCTGAATATCCACGACTAAATACATCAGGCGAACTCGTGCCTATCCCAACATTCTCGCTGGAATCAATCGTGATCGCTGTAGCTGTTGCGTTATCGTCTATACCTACAGAAGTAAATGCACCATTAACAGTAGCTGCATTACTAAAGGTTACATTGCCTGTAAAGGTTCCGCCTGTTGAAGCAGGAACCATATCAGCAGTTGTAAAGGATTTAAAGGCATAGATATTTACCTCGTCATTTAAGACTGCACCTGTTGTTAATACCACACTGGTACCACTGGTAGCGGTATAATCTGTGCCATTCTCTAAGACAACACCGTTGACAGTAACCATTAAGTTACCGACAGAATAAGATAAGCTAGCAGCATTATCATCAGCACCACTGAAAGTGGTTTGGCCTGATGTTGCTGTATAGTTATAAATTAAGAATGAGACACTACCAGCACTTGTAGCAGCAATCCAGTTAGCCCCATCATAGACACGCATTTCATTAGCGGTACTATTAAAATATAAAGCACCTGCAACGAGAGCATCCCCATCATTATCTAATGTGGGATTACTGGTTTTAGTTCCCAGGTACCGATCATCAAAGTAATCATAACTAGCAGCAGCACTAGCCGCACTAGCAGCAGCCGATGTCGCTGAGTTAGCTGATGCAGTAGCACTATTAGCAGAGTTGGTCGCTGATGTCGCTGCATTAGTCTCAGATGTAGAGGCATTGCTTGCACTTGTGGCAGCAGCACTTGCACTATTAGCAGCATTAGTCTCACTCGTTGACGCATTACCTGCTGAAGTTCCAGCATTAGTCGCTGAAGTAGAGGCTGAAGATGCGCTTGATGTTGCACTGGTTGCACTATTACTGGCCGATACAGCACTAGCAGCAGCATTGGTTTCACTGGTAGATGCATTGCTTGCTGAAGTAGAAGCATTAGAAGCCGATGTTGCAGCATTAGAAGCCT